GCTGTGCTATCTCTAAGGTAGCATTTGCAATCTGTAAATTTAAATCCTTAGTTTTCTGTGCATATTTTTCTCTTATTAAGAACTTAGCTGCTTCATCACCTTCGACCAATGCTAATTCAGCATCCATCTGTATCTGAAGATTCTCTAACTGACCTGCATATGTTTGAGCATTATAGAATTCATCTAAAGCAGCTTTTGACTTTAACCACTCTTCCGCAATAGCTAAAGCATCTGCATTACCTTGTGCCTCATCTGCTTTTGCTTTATCATCTAATAGCTTCTTATCTGCATCTGCTTTATCCTTTATTTCTTTTAATTTTTGTAAATGAATCTCGTATGATTCCTGTGCTTTTCTAAGATTTTCTAAATCCTTCTTTGCTTTTTCTTCATCTGCTGTTTTTTGTTTTTCTGCGGCTGCGTCATTTATTTTCTTTTGTTCTTTTCTTGCATCTCCTATAATCTTAGCAGATGCCAATATTTGCTTTTGTGTTAATGCTAATAATTCAGCGGATTCGGCTGCACTTAAATCCCTAACTCCTTTAATAAACATTAATTGTAACCTTCTCGTTTCATCCCTTTTCTTTTCCGCTTCGAATAACTCTTTCTCCGTTGCTCCCTTTGCCTTTAATAATTGAATCTCAAAGTCAGATGCTTTGTTTAATACGGCATTCTTTTTTTCAATAGCTGATACATGTTTATCTAATTTCTCTACTGCTTCTTTTTCTAATTCGTTTAACCTTTCTTGGCTTAATGCGGCATCCTCAGAGGATACAGATAGTAAAGCAAACGCACCAATTAAAGCTGTAATTCCTGCAATAATTAATCCTATTGGATTTGCATTTAAAGCCGCATTCCAAAGGTATTGACCTACTGTTACAAGTTTTTGCCCTAATGCTGTTTTACCTAATACTAACTGGAGATTCTTAAACGAATCCCCTAATCCTACAATCCCCTTAATTCCTTCAGCGAATGCGGTTGCTGCTTGAACTTTCAATAGCATTTTTTGTGTCTCTTCCGATTCTATCCCAAACAATGCCATAGCACCTACTGCTCCTTGTATACCCGAAGCTACACCACCCATAACATTACCGAATGCTTGTATCTTACCTTCGGGATTGAATGTTTTGATAGTATCATTTAGATCACCTATATCATCTTTGATACCGCCTAATCTTTGTAATGTACTAACATACTCTTTCGTGCCAATAGTTAATCCTTCTAAGGTCTTTTGTGTTTCCTTAAACTCTTTCTTTAACTCGGATAAACTTTTCGCACCACCATCGGCATCTACATTTATCTTTATCGCTACTTCTTTGTCTGCCATTATTCCTGTATTATTCTATAGGTTAAATAAATAATTATATCGCTGTTGCCTAATGTTGGATTACCCGTTTGTGTTACTAAGTATACTCCCTTATTAGATATCAATTGTGTATCTGCTGCTGCACTTATACCTTGCTGTGCCGATACAGCAATTCTACTTAGTGTAGCATTCAACGCATTACTAAATGAATGCTGAACTCTTGTAGCTGTATCTGTATAGATGTTTAGTGTAGTATTAACTGAATATGCTGTAGTATTAAAAGATACCTTACAAGCTGCTGTCAATACCTGAATGTAATATCCTGCTCCTGGTGATGGTATCAATAAGTAAGGTGTAGTAAACAATGTCAATACACTTGCACTCGGAATCGTTATTGTGCTTGTTTGGTTTAAGCTATCCTCATTCAATACCACACCATTGATATACATCGAATTGCTCTCAGTAATCTCAGTATCAAATGTGTTAATCAATGTTACATTATTCAATCCTCCTCCTATAATACATCCGCTACTACCTAACAAGGTTATACCTTGACTATTACCGATTACATTGCTATTACCATTTACAATGCAGCTTCTTACATTGTCTCCATAGATGTTGCCAGTTCCTCCGGTCATTGCTCTCGCTCCACCTGTTATTCTGATGTTATCTACTGTTGATGCGTTCCATGTGTTGATGATTGGAGGAATCTCATTAGATAAACCAAATGCCGAACCAATACCACCTCGCATAGTATGTAATGTTGGTGTAAATGTACCGGCATCTTTAACCTTTATAAACTCACATTTCGTTACATCGTTCTTCAAAGGATCGTAATCAAATACCTTATTAAGTCTAAAGTAATCATTCTGAAAGTAAAACTGATTCCTAAAGTCTAATGTTCTCACATCTGATGGTCTCAGATAAAAATAAGCTGTAAGTATCTTACTGTCTCTATCTGTGATCTCATCTATTAACTTCTTATGGAATCTATTGAAGATATTGTTATTCGTGTATAATTCAGTCTCGTAGTATATCTCTTGAGGAACACCGAAAGATAGATCTAATGTTGGATTTGTAGGTTCATCTACATGACCTGCATACAAGTACTGAGTAACAGTATGAACACCGCTTACTCTCCCATTATACTGATATGATACATTGGATGTCTTTACCCCTCCGTTATAAAGCAATCTGATGTTAAATGCTTTGCTCTTTACAATATTTGAACTATCCACATCCCATATCCTGGAGATGATTCTATTACTTACATTGTCACCGACCAATGGTGTAGGACTAAATATTACTTTGTTCTCACTTGTTGCACTTAAGAACTCGTTATCTGTTACATATCTAAATCTTCCGTATGTCTCAGAATAGGTATCCTTATACTTCTTATTGAAGTAATCGGTATCATCTGTATAGGTAAAGTTAAATTCTTTGTTATCCAAATCACCCATTGGTTTGATGTCAATCGGCTTTGAATTATCTAACTTATAAGACCAGTCTACATTTGTACCTGAACTATAGAAGTCATCCCTTGTTTCAATGAGTAGATTACTATCGTTATTAGGATCAGTATCAACGTATAGATTGAACATCTTAATTACTGACAATAAGAAATCCTTCTGTTTTATCTTTAACGGAACAGCTTGATTGATAACACAAGTATCACCCTCAACAATACCTGTTACTGGAACAAGGTTCTTGAATGTACCACCATTAACTCCTAATGTACCTGAAAAACCATCTGCTCCATAAGAAAACTTACTAAATGCAGCTGTAATTTTAATCCTATCTCCTGAATTTAAAAATATATTTGTAATGCCGATTGTCATTACTGAAGATGCATCTGTTGTAATATAATCGTCAGCTATTGTAGTGAATGTTACACCTGCATTTGTACTCTTTTTTATTTTTAATCCGAAATACAAATTACCTACACTTGGCGTAACATTATCAACGTACTCAGCATTAGCACCAAAACTAAAAAAACCACCTACCGCACAAATGAATTGACCTGTACTCGGATTGTATTGCCCTGATGGATCACTGATCTCATTGTTATAAATTACATCGAAATCATTTGTTGATCCATAAGTATCTACTGCTGCATTAGTCTCAACTGTCTGCCTTGCTTCAAATAACTTTGGTGCTAATAGTGTATCTGTTAGTAATAATTTAGATCCATTGGCAGGAACTATCAGCTTCTTAAAGTAATCACTATTAAAGAATGAACTTGTATAAGTATAACCTACACTCTGAAATATTTTATCGATATAAGTTCTAAGGAATAACGCAGGTAACAAATGCTCTACATCTACCTTAGTCAGATCGTTATCATATCCATAGTCAATCAATGGATAGCAATACCCATCTGTATAATCATTAGTCCAGGATGCTACTTGTGTCGCATAATCATAGGTATGGTCATAATCACTCAAATCTAAGGCAGTCAATTCGGCAGTACCTAATGCATTGAAGATGTTACCGACATTACCTAAGATCATCACCTCATACTCAATCTTACTATCATCATTGATGGTAATCGATAGCATCTGAATGTACCCATTAATCTGATTCTCATCATCAATGGTCAATATACCTTTTACCTTTGCATTCGGATTGAAGCTACCATCAGTAACATTCACATCGAAGATATTGCCAAACAGGAGATTGTTATTCTTTGTTCCTGGTATCTTAATGGTTTTTGAGTAGTTACTGTTCCTCTTATCAGGATATCTAATATCAGCAATAGAGAAGTTTAATGGTGTTGATACATCATCATACATATCAATGCTTCCGCTACTTGGTAAGAATATCTTTGTTCTGCTCATTATAGTCTTTGTCTGTATCTATCGTAACTCAATGTATATTCTAACTGTAAATTAAACAGCTTCTCATTCACTACCTTTTTCTTCTCAAAGGATGTGTTGGTTATGTTAATCGGTATCAGATATAAGCCATCATCTAATCTAACATCCGGTGAAGTAACTAACTGCTCTAACCATGCTAACTGCTCCTCTGTTACCCAATCACTCTGAATGCTTACCTTATCTTTAATCCTTGTATGGTATTGTGAATACGCTCTGTCATTCGGACTGTTTACAAATGAGAAGCTGCTACCATAAGAACCTAAGTCTTTCTTAAATATTGATCTCTCTATATCCATTGTCTCCTTACTTACTAAAGTAAAGTTAAACGTATCATACCCACCTAACTCATTAAGGAACTGCAATCTTCGTTTCTCATATCGTGAACAATTATCGACAATGTTATATCTTGCATCAATCGATAACGCTGCATTGGAACTGTTAAATGTCTGAACAATATAGTAAGCTACCGAACCTGTTATTATCGGTTGAACTCCTAAAGTGAACTGAGCATCGGGAATATTAAGGATGTTATAAGGCCCAGTCGGAATCCGCAGAAATCTACTTGTAGTATATTTGTTATCTATTTTAAATGTACCTATCAATGTATTTGCACTATTGTAAGTCAATACCTTAACATAGCTTGTATCTAAGTTAAAGTTATTCCAATACAGCCATGCATTATCATCTACCATCAATTGCATTCCATCCTTTACATATGGATGCTCTGTTAAAAATTCACTAATATAATCACCACTTGAGTAGTTACAGAATGTAGGATAGTCTACAACAGCATTCCATAGATACTTACCTGATACTGTTGTTAGATTCGGATATACTACTGTTCCACTTGATCCATATGCCTCACCGAACTTAACTTCGTATAATACATTACTATTGTTATTCGGTAGTATCCTATTGTCATCTGCTGAGATATCTACACTCACTCTGCTCTCAAGTAATGGTGATACGTTTACCTTACCACTTAACTCTGTTGGATGTGGAGGGATCAACATACGATCTACCTTCACACTATTCACATAGATATCGGCTACGAACTTAAAGTTAGGTTGTGCTACATTGGATGAGGTTACAATATACACCGCATCATTGTATGCAGGGAATAAACTTGCCGGTTGCTGTCTTACTGTTATTGCCATTTATTCTAAATTGAAATCTATTAATATCTCTCTGCCTAATGCAGTCGATAGGTCTTTACTCATGTTATCTAATATGTTATTATCAAATGCTTCATCCACAAAGTTAGTCGGTTTGATACCCTTCTTTGATATGCTCCTACCGATTAGATATGCCAATGTTCTCAATGCTTTCTCCTTTGCTAATGGTTTCTTCCTCTTTACTAAGATACCTTTTGTATTCCTATAGTTATTCTGTATCCCCTTGTAGTTTATCCCTCTATTAGCTATGTGTTTCAACATCGCATTAATCGGAGGCATCTTTGCACCTTTCTTCCTTCCTCCATCAACATACTTCCAATAATCGAGCATACTAATCTCCATCACCATGTTGGTAGCAAATGATCTAATGTTAATCGATATGCTCTGTCTTAACATTGCCTGTGCTACCCTTTCATTCTTCTCTAATGAATCAGCTAAGGCATCAATGATAATCTGCTTATAGTTCTCTAATATCTGTCTCGGACTATCTGCCATTCTTCATCTGTTGGTCTAACTGCTCCTTGATATAATTCTGCTTATCCTTAAAGTAACTCAATGAATTTAAGAACTCAATCACATTCATCTCTAAGAAATACTCCCACTTAGTCCTATCGTTATTGCTTAGATTGTCTAAAGTATAATACCATCCCCAATGCTTGACAAAGCCAGGTCTGTTGCTTCCTGCGTTTTCTTCGTCAGCTTCTTCATCTGCAATTCCAAAAAGTCGCTTGTACCTTTTATTAATCGCTGATAATTCGACAAAAAAAAACCACTCATACTAAATACCATCGGCATTCTCATGTTCTCCTGGATATACTTTGCTCTGTCACTTACTATCGTATCTTTCTTCTTACCATACCAATTGATCTCCTCACATAACACCGCTAAGAATGTATGCAGGTTATCGTTAATCTTCTCTTTATCCTTTACAAGTTCAGTTAAGTCAATGTACTGACCTGCTGATACACTACGCATGTTAAGATTGAATCGGAATCGTTTCTTACCTATCCTTACCTTTGAATGTATCTTCTGTTGTTTTGGTTTCTCCTTAATGAATGTTACTTCCATCAGCTTCTCTTTCAGCTTGTTTAACGGAATCTCATCGGTGTAGTAAGCTATTGACTTATCTGTTAATGTTGCCAGGATACCGATTGACCTTTCGAGATCATCAGTATAATCCTCATCAATCTCTTTGCAGAGATCCTGGTACTGCTTAATGTTTATATCTTTCCATTCCATAACTATAAGTATAAGATTGAATCGATTTGTGCAACTTAAACAATATGATAAATACCGGAATGTTTATTTGTTTTTAGGGAATGGTATCCGATAGCTGTTGCCATTACAGCATCATCATGGAATCCATTAGGTGCTGAGTACCTGACTGATTTAGTCTTTGGATTATATTCGTATGTAAATAGTTCTAACTCCTTAATGAGCCAGTCTCTATCTAACATCTTTACTTCTTTATTCTGATTCGCTACTACTAACTGCTCAATAATATCCTGCTTACTCTTTGATGTGGTAAGGAATGGTATAATTAAACCACTATCATTCACTCTATCTCTTAGCTGCTCAAAGATAGGATCACCGATACCATTCACCTCAACAAATGTGCTACAGCTAAACTCGTTTATTCTTGCTATTACCTTGCCGATGATATTTGACCAGGTATCTTTATTCCATCTCTCAATGTAATGCATCTCTCCGGTCTCATTGAATACTGACAGAACAGTATAGTCATCTGCTCTACCTATATCTAATCCTGCATACATCCGATTAGTTCTATCTGATTTGGTGATCAATGTTAGATCATTGAATAGTCCTGCACCACCATCCACGAACTCAGCCATGTACTCCTGGCGAAACACATGATCAGGTAATGTTGATCTCGCATCATCTATCTCAGTCGGATTGATTAATGGATTATCATACGATGTCATCTGAAAGGACTTGTACTGACTGTTCTGATTCTCAAGGTTGAATATCTGATGGAAGTGATTCTTACCCTTTGGTGTTGATATTAGTAGAACTTTCTTGCCACGAACAAGAACTGTTGCACGAAGTACCTCAGTCCATGCCTCATTGTCCATAAAAGCGAACTCATCACATACCAGATAGTCAAAGGTAAACCCACGAATATTATCATACCGCTCAGCACTGAAGAACTCAATAGTACTATTTTTATGCGAACTAAAAGTAAGTTCAGTTCCGTTCTTACTCTTGAATACTTGTGGATTCTCTGCAAAGGCATTCTCTATATCTTTAAATACTTTCTTTGATTGTTTGTAGATTGGTGATACCCATCCTATCTTACAGTTCGGTACATTAAAAAACCAATATAGTACCTGATTGACAGCCAACAAAGATTTGCCGAACTGTCTACCGATAGATAACACATAGTACTTATGATGTCCATTAGCTATCGATTCGTGAATCATCTGCTGATTCTGATGGGGACTGTACAGTTGCACCGAAACTGGCTGTGACATTTGTATTGGTTTGGTTTACTTCTTGCTCTGTCTTATCTTTCCAGTTCTCTTTATCGATGTTCTTCAAGGCGAAGATAGCACCACCAAAGGTAAACGTATCTAACTTGGTCTCGTATGCTATGAGTACACAGTCGATTGCTCTTTTTATTGTGTCGGAAAACTGATTACTTTCTTTTCTCCATCCATTCAAAGTATCTCTATGTATACCTAAGTATAAGCATAATCCTGTAATAGTTATTATCTGCTTCTCAGTAACACAATACTCAAAGTATTCAATACACTTCTCTTCTAATAATTCAGGTGTAGGATAGATACGAGGTCTCCCTCCATTATTACCTAACTTAAAGTAGTTTATCTTTGGTGCTGCCATTATATTACCTTCCCTATTCCTTTTAACTGATTAACAACATCCATATTTCTATCGTAATGTTCTGATACCTTTAACTTATATACTTTCTTAATCTTTGCTTGATTGCTTCCCATTGCAAATACTCTTCTTAACGGAATACCTAACTCTTTCGCTGTACTCATCATTGAAGATACAAAATGTCTCGATGATATAATGTATACTATCTTACCCTCTTTAATCTTCTTCTTAACAAGTTCTTGACCTTTGGCTGTTGATAGAGTATTATCATAATTGAACGATACCCTATTCTCATCAGCGAAGGATTCATCAACCATCTCAATAAGACCTAACTCTTTCAGCTTGTTATGTGACCAGGACTTAGCAGATAAACCACCCCATGAATCATACATTAACTTACCGCATCCATCAGAATAAGTCTTTGAACTATTAAGATCAACTTCATGTCTTGAAAGATATGAGTACATTCTCTGTATAGTATCAACCGATATAGGTTCTCCTTTGGCTAACTGATTCGCTCTGATCTTACCTACCTCAGTACCACATGAACCCCACCCATTCTTATTTGCATAATCGAGAGCAGACTTTGCGTTATTTTTTACGCTATCGGGATAATCTGAATAAGATTCAAACTTACTTTCCATTAATACTAAGTTTTAATTTTATCATTGCCATACCTCTTCTTATAAGATTAGGTTTGCATTCTTTACAGATGAACGAAGAGCATAACTCACACCATTCACATTCTTTCGG